AAGGCGGTCCGCCATCTCGATTCTCATGAAAGGGGTAGCGCAAGCTAATTCCTCTTTCATAGAGATAACCGAGAGGCAAAGTCCTTCCATATATGTCTGATTGGCGAAATTGAAAAGGGCAGGTGGAATATTTCCCACCTGATCCAAGATCGTTTCGTCTGACACTCATGCACCGGTAACTCTACTTTGGTATGCTTTACGTAAGGCTGAGGAGGGAGAAATGAAGGATTTTGGTAAACCAATTGGAATACCGAATCCCTCACAAACCCGAACGTACTCGTCCGCGATACGAGGGTCGAAGATGACTATGTCATCTCCGAGAACCCCGTAAAGAGGAAGAGATACGTCCACCCCAACTCTACGCATTGCAAACCGCACTAAAGCGTGATGCACGAGGGCCAGGGACGCCCAAGACCCTAAGCAACCCATAGGTTGACCTCGGGTGTAACGATGCATCATCTGCTCGTTCCACCCTTGGTCTGAGAAATCCTTACAGTTTGCTTTGGTCAGGGGCTCCCTGAACTCCCGATCCACAACGAAGTTCAACCAACGAGAGAAAGGTTGATCGAAATGATCGGCGAACAGCGCGTGATATAATTCAATTGGAATTAAATCCGTTGCTGCCCGCAAGTCATAACTGTAAGCAACTTTATGTTGACTTACGACCATTCGGTTAACCAGTCCATCTTGGTCGAATGTCCCGTCCACGGCAGGAATGCTCTTCAAAATCTTGAAGAACAAGTCGTGTCATGGTTGGGACACTCGTTGTGTCCAATAATCGACAATGGCGAAAACACGGATTTTACCCGCGGCCTCAACTTTGGTGGCAAGTTTGCCCAAAAGAGGAGGTCTTCGGAGGATCAGGCCAAAGAAAGAAAGATTATCCAAGTTTTTCTTTACTTTGGCCGCCATCAAGCCCATCCCCTGTAACTCAAGCAGCTCCAAAAGTTCCATTGCTTTCTTTGGATACTTTGCATAAGCCAAAAGGCTGTACATCGCATCGATGAAAGCAATAGGATGAT